CTTATGATATGTGAAACCTCTGCATGGGGGCGAGCCATAGTCGCGGCTATGAAAACTGCAACTAAAAGGGTTGCATCTAAGCAAGAGGTTATAGCGGCTAAGAACAGGCAAACCTGGGCGGTTACACCAACAGAATCTTTAGATTCAGAGTTACTATCTAGGACACCTGAGCCAACGCCTGCGACAAAGGCTATCTATGGCCAGCCTGGTAGCAAGTCGGCATTGATGGAAAGAATTATGCGCCATCAGTTTGAAGAAGAAAAAAAGCCTGATCTTGATCCAACACCAATGAGTTTAGAGCAAGTAGTTGATGCAGTTGCATCAGATGTACCTGCTATTCAATATTGTGAACATGGTCAAATGATTCTTAAACAGGGAATTGCAAAGGGTCGCGGCACTCCGTACTACGGCTACACATGCCCTAAAGGTTGCGCAGCTAAATGGGCAACCATGAGCAAAGACGGCAAATGGTTCTACCCAGGGGCAAACAATGGGTGAATTAGAAATCATTAGACCTGATGGCCTTAGATCTACATTCACTGATAGTGGTGTAGTTAATGACTTTGTACCAAATAACTTGCGTTGTGTTTGGTGTGATGATCCTAGAGTTTTATTAGATGGTACTTGTACTCAATGTATGCAGGTAGCAAGTGAGTAAATTTAACTATCACAAAGCAATGTTAGAAGGTCATGGCTACAACCTTTATGTAGCTGACCTTTTATCAAGTTATGGAATACCAGGGGTAGAAGTACCTGAATTTTCAATGGCTAGTAATGCTACTGAAATCAAAGATAAAACCATGAATGAGAAGGATGTAATAATTGATGGTTTGGTATTAGAGATTAAGAGTAGTAGTAGAACCTTTAGGGATGTTGATGACTTTCCACATAACCCACTAATGGTAGATACTGTTAATGGATTTGATAGCAAGGTAGTCAAACCCTTTGCTTATGTGATCATTAGTCAGATTACTCATCACCTGTTTGCCATACCAGTGGCTACAAAGCCTAACTGGACAATAAGAACTTATTATGATGCCGATAGGGATCACGAGGATAGGTTCTATATGGTACAAAAGCGACATTGCAGGCCATTTGTAGAAATGGTAGATGTATTATTGGAAAGAGCGCATGAGCGAACCAATCAGATGCAATAAGTGTGGGGCATGGATTATGCGAGATGATCCGTGCCTTACCTGCCAAATCTTAGACAAAGCTAAACACGCCGGATATTAACAGTTACTAAAGGTTGGAGATTTATGTTATCTTTACACCGCTTTGTGGGGGCTTACACTGAAGGTAGGTTATACCAGGTGTTGCACTCTCTCACTTTCCAAAAAGAAAAAATTTGGGGGTGGGGGGGCTTTCCTAAAAATAAGGTTACCCAGGTATCTAATAAAAAACTAATAACAGTTTTATTGGTTTTAATAATATTATTGATAAATACACAACACGCTTTTGGGTTACCCCACTATAAACCAAAACACTATAAGCAATACATAGTTACCGAAATTAACAACATAGATCAAGCTTATTGTTTAATAGATTTATACCACCATGAAAGCCGGTTTGACCCAAAGGCTAAGAATGGTAGTCATCATGGGATTCCACAGGGTAGATCAGAATATTTAAAAACAGTGAGTGGGATAAAGCAAATTGCTTGGGGCACGCGTTATATTGGCCACCGGTATGGATGGGTTGATAAAGACAATGGCATACCTAACGCCTGCAAGGCATGGCAACATTTTCAGAAGAAGGGATGGCATTGAAAGATACAGAGAAAATTACAATAGGCATTACATCACCTGGGCATGTAGTAACAGATTTTATGACCAGCATATTGGATGTTGCTAGATCACAAAAGCAATTAGGTCAGTTTATTAGCTTACAAGGATCAGGTGTTATCAGTAGATTACGCAATCAGATTGTTGCAACCTTTTTAGAGAAAACAACAGATGATTGGTTATTGCAGATAGATACAGATCAAAGGTTTACAGTAGATCATTTCAAGAAGTTAGTAGCGGCCGCAGACAAGGATGAACGGCCTATTGTGTCAGGTGTAGTACATGGTGGATGGGAAGTCGGTGAGTTATACCTAGAACCAGTACCTTGCATATTCAAGATGGGTACTGACAATGGCTTATATGCAGTACATGACTATGAAGAAGATAGTGTGATTGAAGTAGATGCGGCTGGTACGGGTGCAATTATTGTGCATAGGTCAGTGTTTGAAAGGTTTGTAAAAGAAGCCGATCAAACACATCAGGGTAATAAGTGGTGCTTCTACCAGGATATGCCATTGCATAAAGAATGGGTTGGTGAGGATTTGTTGTGGTGCATTAGGGCTAAGAGTTTTGGGTATAAACTATATGCTCATACAGGTGTACAGATGGAACACCAACGCAAGATGTGGATAGGTCAGAAGCAGCACAAAGACTTTGAACGCTTCAGGCGTAAGAGATTACAAAGTGAGGAACAGATCAATGGCGATAATAACTAGCCAAGTAACAGTAACAGGTACAAGACAATCAATCATTAGTGTGGATAATGTAACGCGTGATGTGTTATTGCACGCTAAGCATGAAGTGTTTATTGGTAACAGTGGAGTTACATCAACCAATGGTTACATCATGGACAATGGTGATGAGTTAAGGTTGTCATTAGTTGATGGTGAAGATTTATGGGCTGTTACATCAGGTGGCACTGGCACATTGCATGTGTTGGCAAGCAAGGTAGATTAAATAGAAATGAGCGTTTTTTCCTATTTTGAGCGCGTCTGTAATACGCCGCCGTTCGCGTTTTCTCTCTCCCCGGCGCATCCAAAATTGTGCAGAAAAAAAACTAATTAAAAATGAAAACTTTAAAAAGTAGAAAATATAATGGGAATTACAAAAAAATTAGAGAAATGGTTTTGGCTCAAAAACCAAAATGTTTTTATTGTAAAAAGGTTGTCGCAACCACGCTAGACCATGAACCACCCATTGATTCCTTTCCGTCACCGGAACTTTGGGTGGGTTCATTGAGGCCAGCATGTTCAAGCTGTAACTATTCAAGGGGGGCTAAATATGGAAATGCAAAACGCAAAGCAATTAAAAATAGTCGCAAATGGTAAACCTAAAAAGAAGTTAGGTCGCCACACTACGGCTATGGTTAAAGCTATTACAGGTCGTAATGACATAGATGCCGTTAAGCGTGAAATGTTATTAGGGCTTGCACGCGCCTGGGATCGTATTGAAGAATCCGGTAAAGGTGGGCATACCATCCCATCCATATCTAAAGAATTGCGTGAAATATGGGATTCATGTGCATTACCTGATGAGGATGATTTGTTTGAGTAAATCCTTATGTACGCCTAGATGGGCATCATTAAGAGATGAAGCAAGTGAAACAGATGGCGATAAATTAGCCCAAGTAGCACGCCTATTAGGTTTTGATTTGTTTGATTGGCAACGCTATGTAGCAGATGTAGGTTTAGAAAAAGATGAAACCGGGTTGTATAAGTACAGATCAGTATGCGCCCAAGTAGGTCGCCAAAACGGGAAAAGTAAACTTATTGAAACGCGTATTGCTTATGAGTTATTACAACCTAAAAGACATGTTGCCTATACAGCCCAGGATCGCAACATGGCTAAGAGTAAGTGGGAAGAACATTTATTAAGTTTTCAATTATCACCTAAGTTTGCTAAACGCATTGCTAGGGTGTCTAGGGTTAATGGCAGTGAAAAGATATACATGCGTAATGGATCAACTTATGGAATTGTTACACCTAATGATAAAGGCGCACGCGGCCTTAGTTTGAATTTAATGGTTATTGATGAAGCATTAACTCATCCATTATCACTTATAGCTAATTTACAACCAACTCTTGCAACTAAGCGCAATGGTCAATTATGGATTCTTTCCAATGCCGGTAGGCCTGGAGAATCTGAGTTATTAGAGCATTACCGGGAAATAGGTCACCGAGAAATAGCCGAACCACAAAACAAACTTGCATGGTTTGAATGGTGTCCATCATCAGATGATTTTGATTATATGGATCAAGAGGTTTGGTATCAGGCTATACCTTCATTGCATGAAGAAAAGGGTGTATTGCTAGATGCGGTAAGAGAAGCAGCTACAACTAATAGCCCTGAGATATTTACAAAGGAATGGTTAAATGTTTGGCCGGCTAGGGATGCAGTACAAGTGATCAATACTGAGTTGTGGGATTCATTGGCTAGAACAGATATTGCAGTAGGCAATCAAATTGTCTTTGGTGTGGACATATCGCGTGAGCGTGATAAGGCTTCTATTGGCGCATCAGGCTTAGTAAGAGATTTTACGCCGGTTGAGTTGATTGAGTGTAAAGAAGGTACATCATGGGTATTGCCACGCTTAGTTGAGTTATGTAAAAGATATAACACAAAGGTGGTAATTGATACTGGATCACCAGCGGCTTCACTTATAGCTGAACTGGAAAAAGAAAACATAGGCGTTATGTCTATCCACTTGCGTGATTACGCTATGGCATGTGGTTCATTTTATGATGCAGTACAAGCTAAGACTATATGCCACTTAGATGATCCCAATTTAAAAACAGCTATTATGGGTTCAACTAAACGGCCATTGGGTGATTCCTGGGCATGGAATCGTCAAAGCACAACTAACATCACGCCACTTGTAGCGGTTACGCTGGCACGCTATGGTGTGGTAACAAAAATAGAAGATCAGCCGGTTGCAAGGAGTAAAATCTACTAATGAAATACATACCATCAGTTTTACAAATAACAGGTTCTTTACTAATAGTTGCAGGTGTCGCAACAATTAACCCACTTATCGCGGTAATATTATCGGGTGCATTTTTAGTTTTATTTGGTATTGCTTTGGAAAACAGAGGTAAATAATGCTAGGCCGATTGCTTAAAAGACAAATTCAATCATCTATGGTTTACACATCTTCCGGATATGTAGATTCTTTAGGTAGGGTTGGCCGATTCTTTGAAGGTAATTGGGCAGGTGCTTATGTAGATCAAAACACCGCTTTAGGAATCCCGGCAATCTATCGCGGTATAACTTTAATTAGTGATGCGATTGGTGCGCTTCCACTTTGTGCATATCGCAATAAGCGCGAAGTATTACCAACACCACAAATTTTAATGCGCCCAGTGCCTACTGAAACCCGAATGGAAACAATTAGTGCAATGGCGGCAGCTTTAATTATTCATGGTAATTATGTTGCAGTATTAGGTGAACCAGGTGCTAATGGATTGCCTGATTCAATTTATCCGGTATCACCTGACCGCGTACAAGTAAGCACTGACAAAGGTAGAATCATTTACAAGATTGATGAGCGTACTTACGATCAATCAGAGATTATGCACATTAAGAATTTTACACTGCCAGGTGATTTAGTTGGTAAAGGTATATTGGCAGTTGCAAAACAAGCATTGGGTAAAGAGATTGCAATCAATGAATACGCATCAAGAT